TTTGATCTGGTTGTCGATATCCACCAGGTAATCAGCTGCAACCGAGCTGCTGCTGCCCTGAATGAAGTCAGTCCATGCCGACTTATTGCCGGTGCGATCGACAAGCCGCGCGCGGTACCAGAATCCTACCCCGGCTTTCAGGCCCAGTTGCTGATAAACATGCTGCGGATAGGGTACCCCAGCCAGCAGAAGCGGATTTGTGCCGGTCGATGCAGTGGAATACTGGATCTCCGTCTGTAAGGTATCGCCGGTACCAGCCGGGAAATCCCAGTCCAGTTGTACGCCCCAGAGCAACGGCGTGGTACGGAAATTGGCGGGCTTTGGCACATCACCGGCCCGGCCCTTGAGATGCGTCAGCACTGAGGTGGCCCACAGGCTGGATGCGCCGCCAGCGTTAATCGCCCTGACACGCACCAGGTAATCACCTTCGTAGATCCCCGGCACTTCGATATTGCGCAGCCCGGTTTGCGGTACGTTAACCCACTCACTGTCACCCCGGCGCCACTGTGCCTGGTAGGCGATCACGTCTGCCTGAGGTTTCCCGGCTTTATCCAGCGGAGCATCCCAGGAGGCCGTCAGCGTGGCAATGCGCTGCCCCTGTCTCACTGAGTCGTAGCTCGATACCACGACGTTTCCGGGCTGAGAAACAACACCAGTAGGAATCAGGCTGACAGGTGGGATGTCCAGGCGTGCATTGTTATCGACCGCGTCATATTTCGAGGCGTTGTATTCCGCACCCGTAATGGTGTAGGTGTTCTCCTCGTCGTTGAATGTCAGGTTCATCACACGGAAATACTGCAGGCGCAGCTGTCCGGCATCGATAACGAAAACGGCATCTGGCGCTGGCGCAGAGGAAAAAGCTGTGGCCACGATTAACTGCGTGCCGTTGACCGCCTGAATGACCCGGTTTTCCACAATGCCGCCCTGTGTGCGGATCATCAGCGTGTCGCCCGGGACGGCGCTGGTCCCGCGATCGGTTGTAACGGCTTTAAGCCCGACGTTGTAACTCACAACGCGCCCACCATACACTCGCCCGGAAAAGCGTTCATCCGCAAAAGCGAACACGGTGCCGGGAACATAGGCAAAGCCATCCAGCCCGGTTTGCAGCGTGATCAGGCGATCGAGATAGTTGGAGTACACCGCCCAGCCGCCGCGACGCTGCGCCTCACTCTCACGCGTACAGCCAATGGCAGTCAGCTGCGTCTGCTTGAATTTGAACTGCTTAACCAGGTCAGGAAACATCACCGCAGTGGTGCGATCCTGGTAGTGGTTATCCGGGTCGCTGAAGTTAATCAGCGCAGAACTGTAGCGGTTCTTCTCGCTGCCGCTGGAATAGTTCGGCTTACCGACGACCGAGGCGCGAGTGAGGATCTGCAGTTTCGTCGTGTCTGCCGGCATGTCCGAGACAACATTGAACGTGTTGTTGCCCCAGAACGTCATACCGTTGAAGCCAGCCGCGATATCCTTGATTACCTGCCATGCGTCGGCCTGCGACTGGATATAGACGTCAAACAGGAAGCGCGGCTCGGTACCGGTGCCGCCCTTACCATCGGGCACCTTCTGGTCACAGCGCTGGGCTATGCGGTACAGCTCCCACTTATCCAGCATGGCTGCCGTTACCCGACGACCCAGGCCAAAGCGCGGCTCCGTGAGTACATCGAACCAGATCCACGCCGGGTTATTCGACCAGCCCCATTTGAATGTCCCGTCCCAGGTGCCGTTATAAACCCGGCCAACCGGATCATAGTTCTGCGGGATGCGGATAATCCGCCCTTTCGGCTTGCAGGATATCTTCGGGATGTTGTTGAAAGATTTTGCGTTGAACGACACATACAGCAGCGCAGTATGCGGATAGCGCAGGCGCGCGTCGATCACCTCCGTGATTGCCTGCACCTGTGTCTTGTTCTGAAGCATCTGGCTGGTGCTGTCTGCGGTATCGCGAACCACGCGGATCTGCCAGCCGGTGTTAGCCTTAGGCAGATTGATGCGGTGGGTCAGCTCGTACAGAGAACTGAGCTTTTCCGTTACGGTTTTGGTGAGCACAGTGCTGTATGCACCGCCATCTACCGCCACATCGATGTGATAGGTGACGGAAGTGCCGACGATATCGCCATCATTCTCCTGCTGCTGCAGACCGGTAATGCCGATACGCACCAGCACTGCGTCAATCTGGGTATTACTGATGGCACGGGTCCAGGGAGTGACCTTCGTCAGCGACACGCCAATGCTGGTCTCGTTCTCCACGGCTGGGAACCCGGGGATCGGCGACTGCGTCTGCGTGCCCGGACGAAAGTCCCAGGAGACATTCTCGAAGTTCATCGAGCCGTCGGCGTTGCCCAGCGGCGTGCCGTCAAGGAAGATCCGGGTAGCATCCAGTCCACCAGCAAACTCGCCTTCACCGAGCGCCAGCAGCATACGGCAGCGCGCCATCGACTGCGCGGAATCGGGTTGTTCAACAGGCGTGTGCTGCTTCTGACTGCCGCCTTTTGCACCAGTAATCGTTGCCATATTGCATCCATAAAAAAAGCACCCGTTTGGGTGCTAATTGAAGAGTAAGAAATTCTCAGATGTCCTCGGCCACGATCCCCGCACTGATTATGGCGCCGCCAATTTCGCGCTCGCCATACAGCAGCGCGACCGGGTTGCCCATCGCCAGGGTGTTCACTGCGCCGCCGAAGGCATAGCTGGGCTTATTGTCGGGGTCATCACGCCCCTGAAGGCCTTTGGGCTGCGGCGAGAGCATCTGGTAGATACCGCCCGCAGCCATGCCGATACCAGCAGAAATCATGGCGCCACCGACTGGACTGGCCCAGCCAGCAGAGAGGCCAGACACTACGATGCCCGCCACCACCATCACTGCGCCAAGGATCGTCTGGAATAAACCTGCCTTTTTCGCCCCTTCAAGCACAGGCGCGATGCGGATATCACTGTCGCCACCCAGCTCCTTAAAATCCTGTTCGCCGATGTTGCGTTTGCCACGAAACACCGCGAAGGTCATGCCGTTTTTTTTGGCATTCATGAGAAAGCTTTCCAGCCCGTCCAGGTTGATGCAGAGCGCCTTTACCGCTTCCGCTGACGTCTGCACCGCCAGTCGGTGAACGCGGCCAAACCGGGCACCCAGCGCGCCATACAATCGAATCGTGGTTAAGCGCGCCATGGCTTAATCTCCTGCGGCAGGTCTTTGTGCCGAACGCAGATCATCGTCCGGTCTTTAAAATATCCACGGGCATAAGGCGTGATGCAGGATGGCTGGCCGTACAGGTGGTGCAGCAGCTCGCCCTCTTCGGTGATGATCCCCGCATGGTTACACTTGTCCGACTCGACCTGCATGATGACCATACACCCGGGCGCGGGGTCGCATTCGACAAACCCCTCACACTCCCAGTTATCGAAATAGAGGTTGTCGGGGTACTGGCTTTCCCACCACGGATAATCCACCCGGAAATCGTTCAGCGCTACGCCCTGTGTAGCGTGCCAGTCCATGACCAGCCCCCAGCAGTCATGCGAGCCAAGGAGGAACGAGCGGCCAATCAGCGGGATGGAGTCCGGTTTTATCTCTGCGTATTCATCACAGTCCGGCGCGTAAATGCCCCAGACCACACCAGAGTTATTGCACTGCTGGCGATCAAGGTCAGAGGCGATAGGCCGTGCGCCATCGCCCGGGTGGGAGTGAATGACGCGGACAATGGTCCCGGCGTCCTCGGCGTTCGCCCAGTGTTCGCCGTCAATTCGGAAATGCTCTGTTGGATTTTCGTGGCTGTTCGGCACCGGGATGTAGCGCTGGCGCCGTCCTGACTGAATGACGAAGCCGCAGCACTCGCGTGGGGATTCCTCCAGCGCATGCGCCCGGATCGCCGTCATAATGGTTTTGTTCATGGGTATATCCGGTTATCGGGTGAAAAGAACTGTCGCCGGGTAGCCGCCGAAATCAAGAACGGCAGTGTTCGGTTCTGCCAGCCCTGAGCCGAAACGCTTGCGGCAGTCACTGAGGCAACCACCGCATACATCAAACGCCGGGTCCGCTACCGCATTACCCTTCGCATCGAAATATGCCGTGCCGTTGTAGGTGCAGCCGTCACCGCTGCGATATTGTCCGCGCAGTGCCCATTCGCAGAGCGAGGTGATCTGCCGGGTTGGTATGACCAGGTTCTGCAGGTCTGCCGGGCTACTAAGCGACCAGGACACCATCTCGTCATCTTCAGAGGTTTTGGTATCCAGCCAGAAGGTCTGCAGGGAGAACATCGTCGGGTCTGCTGTCGGATTAACACCGCCCGGGAAGTTCACCGCATCCAGGTAAACCGCGTAGGTGTCAATGATGCTTACCTTCGCATTCACCATGTCCTTAAACTGGAGACAAAGCGCGGTGATGTGGCCGTCGAGGTTAGACACGCTGAGCTTTGGCTCGGCGGCCTGGTCCGTTGAAAGCGCCAGGTCGGCAATCTGGAAGGGCCAGAACTCGTAGGCGTTGCCATCCCAGATGATAGGCTTCGGCCCCAGCCTGGCCTCGTCGCCGTTCGCCGCGTCAATCTCGGCAGGCGTATGGGGAAACGGGCTGTAGTGAAAGCGGTGGATCCCGCCGCTGAACTCTAAGGCATCCACTTCGACCAGGCGGACCCTGCCACCTGGTGCCAGCTTCGCCGCCTGATCAACAAGTGCCATTATGCGTATACCCCGTAGGCCCGTTTAATAGTGAACGTCAGCTCAGCGAATTTGCTGTTGATCTGGTTTTTGCGAACAGAGTCGGCGACAACGCGATACATCCCCTTCTCTTCGCCCGGCGGCGTAATGATGAAGGCCTTCACGGTATGAACAAGAAGGAAATCGCGCACTGCGTTTACCTCTGTCTCAGTGCCGGTATGTTTCATCGGCACCTTGATCGCCGTGGAGTTGATGCCGTTCTCAGCAACCTGTTCATAGCCATCGCCAAACTGCGCTGCACGCACTGTCTGGCTATATTCAACAGGGCCAGCGCCGAGCTGCGAACGCCAGCTGTATGTTTCAACTGCCATGTTTGCTCCATAAAAAAAGCCCCGCATTAGCGAGGCTTGCTGTGGTTGAAAGCCCCGGGCTGGGCTTGGTGGTTAGTCGGTTCTGCATGAACTCATTCGGAGGGTGTAGCACCACAGCGGCTAATTCAAAAGTCCAGATGACAATGTGCTTCTTGTAGGTTGCTGTAGTATTTCGCCCCCTTCAAATCAACTGCTCGACTTTCAATCAACTAAGATTAGCTAAGACACCCTTTGATATGTCAAAATCTAACCTGGCGTTATAAGCTGCCACAGAGCGGCCCCGCCCCATCGCATCTTTAATTAAAGGAGTTTCCAATGGGGTTTAGATTTCGCAAACGGATCCGAATTGCTCCCGGACTCGCTATAAATATCAGCAAAAGCGGCGTAAGCACATCAATCGGAAAAAGCGGCTGTACTACAAATATCAGCAGTAGAGGCGTAAAAACAACGCTTAGCATTCCTGGCACTGGAATTTCATACACCACCGGTACTTCAGGGAATGAATCTGCTAACAAAAAAGGCAGCAGCATAATTAGCAATCTTATTTGCTTATTTATTTTATTTGTTATTTACAAAGTTTTTACTTCATAAGTTCTTATTACAATAACCTGCATAACCATCGCATTACATTAATATTGGTAAGGATTAACAAATGAAAAAAGTACTAGCACTGTTACTGGTAGCAGCATTCGGCTTGATGACCACTAACGCAATGGCTTGCCCGAAAGGTACACATCCGCATGGTGGAACTGGTTCGCATCACGCGGGCGGCACTTGCTACTAACAGCTGGGCGGCTGCGGTCGCCCTTTCAATATCAAAAAGCCCACCTGAGTGGGCTATCAAACCGCCACAGAGCGGCACTGCACCATCGCTTCATATTTGTTTAGAGGATCAAATGAACCGGGTTTGGCTAATCGTGTTGATTGTCACAATTTGCGCTGGTTTGGCGCAGGATTACATAACTGAAAAAGCAGCTGAACGCATTACTACAATCAGACAGTCATGTGTGATTGGGCATGGTTGCAAGAACATGTAGCCCACATGAGTGGGCTGTCATGGAAGCCCCGGGCGGGGCTTGGTGGTCAAATTGTTTTAGCGTATCCAGTCTTAAACTTCAGTGTTGCATCAATCAGATTATTATTAAGATACATAAACATGTAATCCTGATAGCCCACATACGCGCCGTAACTGTTTTTGGCATTTACGCGGACTGGAATAGCCCAGCCATAATACATCTTGAAGTTCTCAGCCATCCCACCTTGAAGATAGGCTTTTGACGGTGTTCCAAATTGATATTTAGCCGAGTCGGCATCCTTGAGCCTATCACCAATAGTTTGTTTAATTTGCCCTTCGTAATACTGAGGAAGATCCCCATAGTAGGCATTGCTCAGCTCAGTTGAGGATGGCGTAGACATACAGCCACTGAGTAGTAAGGCACCAAACAAAACTAAAACGCACTTTTTCACTATCATCCCCTTGATTGTCATGGTTTTACAGATGATAACCAGGGGATGTCAGAATGTAACGCAGCAAGATGATGTTATTTTTTCGCAAAGCGACCACCAATAGCTCCATCATCCCTAATGGCCCTGATAATTCCCTCTTGGACATATTGCTTCATACGCTCTGCCAGTGCGCGAGCAGCCGCGTCTCCACCCCCGCTTGTATTTGTAGTCGCGTTCCCTTTATTGTCGACATAAATATCAACGTTGATTTGGTGTCCTGATCCGCCACCGCCCTGAGACCTGACACCTAGTCTTCCAGCAGAATCCCGCGTAAGCGGCATGATTGCCTCTTCGCCTGCCTCGGCAAATACACCACCCTTGGCAAACTTAGAGGCCCCCTGGAACGTAAAATACTGAGGTGAATCGTAGACGCCATTCACATACTTGCTTAAGCCCGGCGAATCATAGACCCCGCCTTTAGCATTGAACGTTACACCAGAGGCAGCATTGGCAAATGCACCGCCAGGAGTGTTCCCACCACCAGCACCACCACTGATCCAGCCCATAGCCTGCTGTACTGCATATGCCACCAGTAATCGGTTAGTGACATCAACTATCATCTTCAGCATTGATTTGCCGAATTCCTTAATTGAGGCCTGCCCTGTGGTCATTAGACTTGTCAGCATATCTGACAGACCATTGAGGGTTGAGCCAGCGACGTTTTTTACAGCATCGTAAGCATTTGTCGCTTCATCAACATAATCGGCCCATCCTTGTTTGACTCCAGCAAGCCAGTTAGACCTAAGCTCATCCTCTTCTTTGTAGGTTTGGCGCTGCTGGGCCAACACTTCCTTTTGAGCAGAAAGATTATCAGCGTAAGCATCAGTTATTCGCTGCAGAGTAGCCAGTCGTTCGGCCTCTCTAGTAGAAATCCCCTCGGCTGCCGCAGCTATTTCCGCGCGTTTCGCAGCCTGCTGCTCGGCGAATTTTGTTGCCTGCTGCGCCAGCCCGTTAATTTTCTGCTGGGCCTCAACTTCCTTATTTTTCTGATCCACAACTTTGGCGGCGTTGAGGATGGCCTCACGGTTCGATAGAAGAGATTTCTCCTGGGCAGTCAGCGCACGGGTTTTAGCGGCCTCGTCCAATTCGGCAAAATGCGATTGCTGTTTGCTGAACTCAGTGTTTTTGGCGTGAAGATCGCCGGTCTGTCGCAGGGTTTCGAGCGTTTCCGTTAGGGTTCTGGCCTGGGCGCGGTAGTTCTCCAGGGTGCGATCGCCAGCATCCAGCTTAGCTCTTGCCTCTTTGGTCTTTTTGGCAGAGTCCTGGGTAAGCTTCGAAACTGTATCTCTCGATTCGCGACTTGTACCCCCTTCACCCTTGACCGAGGTTCCTCGCGCTTCAGCCTCGTAATTAGCTTGCGCGTTTGGTGCGGAGATCCGTTTCCAGAGTTCATCGTAGCGTTTTTTATTGGCTGCGATTTCTTTGTCAGCTTCAGCCCCAGCCTTTTTCATTGCCTCGACATCCATGCCGAGGAAATTTGCCAGCGCACCACCACCAGGAATTTTTTCAGCCCATCCGGCAACTGTTCCGGTGAATTTAGCGTCAAGCGAGGTGAGATTCAGAAACAAATCATTGATGGATGCTTTCAGCAATTTGAAGATATCAATGATTTGATTGCCCCAGGCCCGAACTGTAATCCCGATTTGGCCGAAAATGTCGGAAGAGGAGGCTTTTAGTCCGTTCCAGGCTTGCCCGATATTATCGGTGGCCTCAACAATTTTATTGCTACGGTCCTCCATAGTGCTGGCAAACAACGTTATCGCTTCGTTTGCAGCTGCTGTTTTGCCCTTAGTTTTTTCAAGGGTGATGATGTGCTTCATCATAGCTTCATCAACAAAGCCATATTGCTGATTAAGGCTTGCCAGCGCCTTAATAGGATCGCTTGCCAGCCGTGAAAAGTCCGCCAGCGCAGCCTTCATATCGAGGCCAGCATCGCCCATAGCCATAATGGATTTGGCGATTTTAGTCATCTGGACGGCGGTATACTTCCCGGTGTCATTAAGTTGTACCAGGGTATCAACAGAATCAGCCAGGGACGCGCCAGCATTTTCTGCAACATCTTTTGCCGCGTCATTCAATTGCTGCATTGATGAGAAGCCAGCCCCTCCCATCAAAATGAGCGATCTGGCAACATTGTCGAACTGCTGGGATGAGCTATATGCAGCTCCCGCCAGAACAGCCAGAACGGCTACAGAACCCGCAATAGCAAGGTTAAAGGTATTTAGCAGACCACCCGCCCGCCCCAGTTTTTCCGCTGCCTCACTCGTGTTATTAAGACCTTCAGCAGCATCACTGATGTTTGTTGCCGATTCAGCAGTCTCTCTGCTTTCTTCGTTAAAGCCAAATAATGCATCCCTCAGAGCCTGGAGCATTGGACCGAGGCCCCCGAAGGAATCCTTAATCTGCCCACCCTGCTGTAGAAGGATCAGGAATGGGGATTGTCCACCTGCCAGTTGAGTAGCAATATCGGTAAACTGCGCCGGGAGCGTGCGCAGCGCAGCACTGTACTGCCCCACAGAAATTCCAGCGCGGCGTGCAGCCGCCTCCTGTCGGGATAGCGCCTCAGGCAGCACGTCAGCCACGCCAGAGAGCCGTTCACGCGTCTGGTTGAGGATGGTGTTGAAATGCTCGAACTGGGTGCCGTTAATGCGCCCTGCTTCGAAGTGTGCCACCAGCTGCGCATGCTGCTCGTCCAGCGAGTTGAATGCGCGGATCGTCGGGTCGATTGAACCCAGCAGGTTCTTCAGCGCGGCTGATTGCTTCTCTGCCGCCTGAGTGGCCGCGAGTATTGCCTGGGCACGCGCAGCTGCTTCGCCGGTATCCGTCAGCTTAAGCCGGGTATCGTCCAGGATTTTGTTGTAGTGCTGAAAATCATCGGTATCCAGAAAGCCTTTGGTCTGGAAGTTACGCAGCGCGGCCTGCTGCTCGTCCAGCAGGTTCAGCGCCTTGTTTACCGGATCGATATTCTCAAGCAGGCCTTTCAGCGCAGCCTGTTGCTCCTTGATGCCTTCGCTGCCCTGCTTTGCAGACTCAGCACCAGCGCGGAAAACGCTGTTAAGGTCATCAGCTTTGCCGACGGCACCTGCCGCGGCTTCACCGAGTTTATCCAGCTCATTGCTGGCAGTTTTCAGGTCAGAAACATCGGCCCGCAAAGTAATCGAGGCGATCTGGTCTGTCATTATTTCGTCTCCTTGTGCATTACTTTGAGAGCCTCACTTTCCATAATCTGAAGGTCAGCCATGCAGGCCGCCGCATCATCAACCCCGTGTAACTCAAATACCCAGGGGAGAACGTTGTAATCAAGGCCGGTCGCCCCGCCCGCGCCAACACGCCATTGAGTCGCAAGTGCAGAGAATATGGTGAATGATTTCCATACCGACGGCAGGATCCCCACCTCTTCCTCTACGTCCTCAGGCGTCAAACCAAAAGCGGCTAACTCCGCGAGAGTCGGTCCCGGCGTGTACAACGCTGCGGCGACCTGCCTCAGTTTTTTTCTCGTACACCCATCAGCTCTTTGGTATAGGCCATGCCGATGTTGTCGAATGCGCGCGGGTAGTTCTGCAGGAGGACCACCACGTTATCGCGGTTAAACTCGTCAGGCAGTGCCCAGCCATCAACGATCTCCATCAGGTAATCAGCCTGTGGCTCGATAAGGGACTTTTTGCCTTCGGCGCCTTTGCGCAGTTTCTCATCCATGGCGTGCAGCTCTTCGAGCGTCTTATGGCGGAAGGTAAAGGTCAGCTTGCCGTCTTCGGCACCAGCGCGCGGAATGCTGGCAGTGGCGGGAAAGGTCGGGTTTGGGATCAGGGAGAATTGGGTCATTTCGGTTCCTTAGAAAGGTGCAGGATGGGGCCGTAAAAAAGCCCGGCGAACCGGGCCAGAGTGGTTAGCTGACCGTGACGAAACACGCACCAGATGTGATGGTCTTGCCCGCGGCGTCGGTGACTTCGCAGGTGTAAGAGCCAGCATCGCCGGATACCAAAGACGGGATGTTGAACGTCGAGGCCGTTTTGCCCGGGATAGCGGCACCGCCTTTCTTCCACACGTAGGTGTAAGGCGCGGAACCGCCCTGCATGACCACCGCCAGATCCAGCGCAGAACCAGAGGCGACTGATTTGGTTGCAGGCAGGTCAGTCAGGAAGGCCAGCGGCATAGCGGAGGAGTCGGCGATCGGGTAAATCTGCATATCCGATTCGAAGTTCATGCGCGCTTCGTTGCTTTCCACGGCGTTGATTTCGGTACGTGGCACGCGCTGGAACGACACTTTGGCAGAGTAGTAACGATCCGCTTTCCCGCGAGGGTTGTGGAACCAGACCGCCGTGGTGTCGCTGGAGTCGTCCAGGTCGATGAGGCGCTTGTAAATCGCCAGTTGCGGGTCGTGGGCGAACGTATAGACCTGAACCACGGCGTTTTTAAACGTCGGGATGGTACGGGCCTTATCATCTTCCAGGAACTGGACACTGATGGTCTGCTGGTCGCCGCCTTCGGTAGAGAGGGTCATGACCTGAGGCATGGTGATCCACGAGTCGATTTTGCGCAGTGTGCCTGCGCCGGTGCCCGCCGGGAATTTCTTGGTATCGGTGGTATCAAACGCTTCCAGCACAATTTTGGTGCCGGTCACCGATTTAACGCGCAGCACCATATTATCGAGTTTGAGCCAGCCAGAGCTTACCTGGACGACATCGCCCGCAAGGATCCCGGCAGCGGAGGCAACGGTCAGTTCGCATTCCGTCGCGTTGGAGGCTGCTGTGAAAACAATCGGCGCAAGATAGGCCTTGGCCACGTTCACACGTGACCCGTTAGGGATTGCGAATGCCATTGCATTCTCCTGAATTGAGGAAATAAAAAACCCGCCGGATGGCGGGTCAGTAATCAGCGCGGTACTGCATGCTGACGGGAGTGGTGTAAGTGATGGAGCCGCTACTGCCGTTTGGTGCTGATGTAGGGCGATCCTGTATCGGTGGACGTACCTGCGGTGGCCCGTTGATGTAAACCGTCAGATCCCCATCCACCAGCGGCAGTCCTTCGGGGAAGGCATCTGCAACAGACGTTGCCATCCCCCTGGCCTGCGTCACGCCACTGCCTGCTGGCGCAATGATGTTGAGCTGGAGAATGCCCTGGTACGTACGCAGCTGGCCTTCCAGATCCTGCCCTACGGTCTGCGCAGGCAGGATATAAACGCGCCCGTATGGCACATTATCCGGGGGAGTGAACGCGATGTTCGGCCAGGCCACCGGCAGGCCAAGCGACGAGCAGATAACCGCAACACGGCTCTCCAGCAGGCCAGCGATACGCATTGACTGGTCACTGGCCATTGCGCACCTCGCTCATTGCCTCACGGAACATTTGCGCGGCATCCAGCGCAGTGATACCCACCATGCCGCCGGGCGCCTGACCAGAATGCCCGTTCTCAAGCGCTGCCGCATAAGGCAGATTATTGGTGAAGTAAATCGAGCTGACCTGGCCCACCCTGAACACCTCGAGCACCGCCATGCCACGGGAGTTTGAACCCTGGCCGGAAGCGTCCGGTGTATCGTTGGACTGAGTAGGCTGGCTGTCGAAACCCACATACCAGTTGTTTTTGAAGCGCCCGCCGACATAGCCCTCAGGCTTTTTGATGTCCATCGAGTCATTTACGCGCAGACCACGCTTAAGCCGTCCCGATTTGGTCAGGTTGGCAGGGTCATCGCGAAGGGCCGCGTTATGCTCCCGCACCGCAGTGTTGTACGCCGTCGCGGTCTGGTTGACCTGCCAGATATCCGGCTGGCCCACCGGGGACATCTCAACCAGTTGAGCGAGGATTTTAATGCCAGTCCGGCGCACTGCCTGATCCATCTCCTGCTTCGAACTATCCACAAATAACTGAATGGCAGCCAGGAACGGCTGATTAACAGAGCTGGCCATAGTCACGCCCTCAGCTGGATGTTGTAGGAGATGAGTACATCGGCAGGCTTAACCGGATTAGGCTGCACCACCCGCCATGCTTTGCCGTCGATCTCGATGCGGTCGTCAATACGCACTTCCGTTTCGGCTGTGGCCGCCAGCTTTTTATCGCCAGTAGTAATCAGAGAGCCATCTATTTCACGAGAGGAGTATTCAGTGACAACGCCAGTGACGGTCGCAGTTATAGCCGGGGTGGTTACCTCTTTGCCGAACTGATCGCGGGTAGTGCCGCCACCGCGGGTAAGCGGATAAGCCTTCCCGTTCTCGGTCAGCAGTCGCGTTGCGGTGTTTCGCATGCGGCGGTAGTCGATTGGCATATCACCCCCTTTCGATGCGGATCTGATTGCCGCCCACCACCAGCCCACGCAACGAGGAGTAGAACCAGGGGAATGACGGTGCCGCCTTATTCGTACCTGGTTCGTACTGGACCGTGACTGCGCCCTCTACACGCTCCATCGTTACCGCACCACCACCAGCGACCGACGGCGTGAGATTAATCTCCTGCGATTCGAGAGCCAGGCGGCACTGCGCATCAACTAGGCGCTGTGGGATGGTGTCATCTGGCAGGTCAACGCCGTCGAAGCGCACGCCCGCGCGCGGCCACGATAGCGGCTGTGATGCACTGGAGCGCTCGCCGCGCCATGTCTTGCCTTCCAGATAGTCCATTGCCTGCATCAGCATCTGGCTACATTCGCCATCATCCGAAGGAACGGCATATCCGCGCCCCGCCGCGAACGTGCGCAGGTCAATAACGCTGGCGTAGCTGTTGAAGTCAGGCGAATGGGGATCGGCAACCAGCATGGTTATTCCTCCAGACGCCAGTCCAGCGCCAGCCAGTTATCCACCTCGTCAGGGTGAACCTCAGCGCTCAGCGGGCCGCCGGGGAATTCTGGGGTGTCACGCACCATTACCACCAGCTCAATACCCTCCTGCTGGTCCTGCTGGTCCTGCTGGTCCTGCTGGTCCTGCTGGTCCTGCTGGTCCTGCTGGGCAGGAGTTTGTTCAGCGCCATTCTGCGCGGCAAGCTTTTCAGCCTCACGCTGTGCGCGCTGCTCTTTGGTCAATCCGGCCATTGGGCCTCCTGAATAACAAAGGGGCCGAAGCCCCAGCGGTTAGCCCATGATGATGGCGGAGTGACGTGGTGCCACAGCAGCAACACCCCAAGCCAGACCGACCTCGTAACGCACCTGGCGGTACTGGCGGTACAAAGCTACCTGGAAGGTGATGCCGGATTTCGGGTCGGTCACGTTCATCACGTCGTCGGCAGTATCGCCACCTTCCGGCATCGCCGGAGTACGGCTGGCCAGCAGGAATGAGCCGCGGTCAAACGCCATGTTTGGCGCGAATTCACTCAGCACAGTGACCGCAGCCTGATCTGCAAGATCCTGACGCAAGCCCGGAGAGCTGATGGTGATGCTGGAAGAGGTAGCAGCCACAACCAGATACTGGTTGTCATCACCATCAAACTTCACCGCGGTACCGGCAGCAATACCTCCAGTTCCCGCAGAAATAGCAACAATAATGTCACCCTCTTTCTTGGCGCCATTTACCTTATAGCCCGCAGCATTACTCTTCGCTGTGCGCTTAATGCTGAAGGACTCATGCAGATTGAAGCCCATGATTTTGCCAATGACACCTTCACGGAGCAGTTGGTCTGTGCCAGCCTCGTTCGTCTTGAACAATACGGACTGCTTACCGCGGATGGACGCCATGGCTTCGCCGCCGAGCACCATACGCAGATCAGTAGTTGGCGCACCATTGTCGGTCAGGATCTGACGAGCCAGCGCTGCATCGGACAGATCGTCTTTGATGCTGAAAGGAGTATCTTTCGGTGCACCAACTGCGCGGGAGGAGTTCAGATACAATGCAGCCAGATCAGCATCCACTTCGTTCGCCAGTGCGCGGAATGCCTGCTGGAACTGTGCAGCCAGAATGGTGTTGTAGGTACCTGCCGGGCCAAGAGCCAGTTGCTCTTCACCGTTCCATTTGACCGGGGCCATTTTGGCTTTGGTGATGGTGACATCTACGCCAGTAATATTCTGATCACCGGTATTTGGTGCTGAAGGTCCTGGAATGATGTCTTCGGTCTTGGTTGGCGGCGCAACTGGTGCGCGCACAATCTGGTCTTTAGCAGCTGCATCTGCCTTGGCGTCACGCGAAACTGCAGGGATAAAACCGGTTTGCTCGCGGGATACTACATCCAGCGCGGTATAGATGGTCGGGATCAGACCAGTAAGGGTATTACCTGCCATTTATGGCTCCTTTCGATTTAATCGACGATGCTGACGCCGTCTTTCAGCGCTGACTGTTTGCCAGCGATATCCAGGGAATCAAACGCATCGCGTTTCATGGTTTTCTGCCCGGCCTGATGCTGCGACTGGTGAGAGCCACCGCCGCTGTTGCCGGACGCTTTGAGGATGTAGTCTTTTTGCGGATGCAACTCGACCAGGGATTCCAGCGCTTCATCGAAGCCAGCCAGTTCGCCGGGCTTGGTGCGGGAGAACACCTTGTTGCCCTGCCCGTCGTAGGCCACGACCTTGCCGTCTTCGATTTTGAAGTTCTGGCCGAAGTGGGAACGCACGAACTCAGCCGGGATCGCCATCTTCTCGGAGATAAATTTCGAACCACCGAAGCGGCCGCCGATCATCTCGTCGTAGAGCTGGGTTTCGAGCTGTTTGGTCTTGCCGTTCGCTTCGTCCAGCTGCTGCTGGAATACCCTGGTGATCTCGGCCTTCACATGGTCAACGGCGCCAGCGTCGATCAGCTTCTTCTGGTCGATTTTGGTCATCATTTCCAGGGCCTCGAGCGCCTTGGTCGGGTCGGAGATGCCAGCGAATTTCGCGAGACTGGCTTCCGCCGCCTCCTTAGCTTCGCGGTGAGTTTTAGCTTCACCATTCAGGGAGGTGATTTTGGTCATCGCTGCGGCTGCATCGAACGGGAACTCTTTGCCGTCATCATGGACGTACACAGGCATACCGTTTTCAACAACCACATTTCCGTTAGCATCGAGTTTGAGTTTCATTGTTTTGCTCCAGCCTTCCGGCCATTGGTTGTGGGTCATCCGACCCGGTCACCGCGTCGCATCCGCTCGGCGGCAGGCATAAAAAAAGCTGCCCGGAGGCAGCCTGTTAGATAAATTCAATGGTTATTACGCCGCGTAGCTTGCGGGAATAGATCTCATCCCGCTTTCGCTTGTGAATCCGCAGCGGGTGTGGATGTATGCAGGCGATACCTCGCTTAATGTCAGCCCATATGCAGCTCTTAAGTTCGTTGCCATTAACGAACACTCGGAGCTTGACGCGTCCATCGCCCACGCGGTGAAAATTGTCGTTACGCATCTGCTATTCCTCAAACGCCGAAGCATCCACGCGGCGCAGTTCGTCCAGGGTCAGGAACTCCCCGGCATCGTTGAACATCTCGGGTACCGTGATTTTGCCGTCGCGCAGCATCTGCGCCCGGGTAACGCCCAGCACCTGCTCCTGTCGCGCGTGTGGCTGCCTGGCGAGCCAGTCGGCATAGCTGGTATGCGCTGGCACCTGCCCGTCCATTGAGGCGCGCGTGGCTCTGCTCAGTTCGCCAGAAGGTATCTTCAGCTCTTCCCACGACTTCGTGATAAGGATTTCCCCAGAGCGGCAGCAGAAGTGAATTTTGCCGGGGCCGCGCAGATACGGCACCACATGCCCCAGCGGCTTGCCGTCGAGGGTGTAGAGCTTGCGGTCGCGGATGATGCACCACTGACTGGTATGCGTATCCAGCGTGGATGACCACTGCTTGGCCTTGACGATATCGCTGTTGGCCTGGGCGAACTCCTGCCGCGCCGTAGCGGCCATATGGTTCACAGCGGTGCGGGTCACCACCGCCAGGTCACGCCGGGATGCGTTGATCACCCCATCTTCACGGTTAAGTTTTGGCGTGCCGGCAACGCGCCGGACAATCTGTTCTACCGTCTCGCCCTGGAGGAAACCGGAGCGCACAGCATTTGTGATTTTGTCCAGCCGGTCGGCTTCAAGCTTCTGGCCCCACTCCTTCAGCAATCTCCCCTGGAACGGCTGCGCTGCTGCTGCGGCGTAGACCTGCTCGGGTGCAATGCTCTGAAGCGGAACGTGTTTCAGGATCTGCTGCGGAATGATGCTGCTGAACAGGTCCAGTTGATACCCGACCTCATATTCAACGTAGCGCGTCAGTTCGCGAGCCAGCCCCGCGTTAACCGGTTCGTAGGCCTGCTGATTCAGCTCACGCACACCAGCCAGTAGCGATGCCAGGCGACGGGCGCTGTAGGTATCCGCCCGTTTGCCGTCCAGAAGCACCAGCAGTTTCGCGGCCAGTTCGGCATCCAGTTTATTCAGCAGCGCCACCATGCGCCGGGCGACGCCAGTGCCGTAGCGCGTCACATTCAGGCCATGCGCTATCGTCTCATCCTGCAGGCGGTCGTTGACGGAACGGGCCATATCACACCTCTTCTGCTGGCGGTCTGGTCAGCGAGGCCGATTCAGCCAGCAACTCATCAAGGACTTTCTCAGGGTCGGCATCAGCATCAATCAGGTTGAGCTTTTGCAGGGCTTTAATGGCATCAATACGACGGAGGTCACCACCCTGGCGCAGGGACTGAATAGCCAGCGCTGCCGGAGGGTTGAACTCATTCGACTCAACATCCAGCTCAGTCCGGACATCAACGTTGCCGCCCTCTTTCTCACCAATGTACTCGGCCATGATTTGCAGGATGTTGTCGATCGCATCCTCCAGACTGGTCGCCATGGTGTAGAGCGGGGACTGTTCCTGCATTTTCTCTTCAGAGGTCTGGTCTACTGACTTCGTCGAGGTATTGTCGGTGCGCAGGAGCTTCGCGCCAGCCTGGCGCATCTGCTCCACCAGATCGGTCAGTGACTCTTTTCCAGCACCAATGGCAGACCCGGTGTGCTCGGTATATTCCATCCCCTGCTTTTGTCGATCGGAAAAGCTGGTTGCGGAGGAGGAGCCAATAATTAATTCCTGCCCTTCCTCAAGCCCGAATACGGACAGAATGGGAACCCGAACAACATGGAGAATGTTGTCCTGCTCACTCTGGCTCTGCCAGTGCTTAACGTTCAGCAGCGCCATGTTCAGCAGCGGCGGCGATCCACACATAAAGCCGGTGCGCTTGGTGTAGAGCGTGACCAGGGTGATATCACGGCGGGAGGTTTGCCATTCGTCGTGTAACGCCCAGGTTGCCTGCCCCTCTGCACCGGTAGACTTCCGGTAAATCTGCACAGTGCCCGGCGTCAGGAGGCGGATCTGCTCGACTTTCGTCTGCCCGAAATCGTCACCGTCTTCGACCACCACCTCTTTGATGCGCAGCGACGTGAGCACGACCTTGCCGCCAGTCATCTTCGACTTCCAGCCGATCACCTGGCGGGGATTCAGCATGGTGACATACGGGCGCGCGCCGGTGGCCTTCTCATCGGCTTTGGTCTTAACCTGTTCGGGGTCAACGCGGGGGTAGTCCACTAGCGCATGGGAGAGGCCATACTGCATCGCCAGGCTGAAGAACGACTGCGCCCATACATCCAGGCGGGTACCTTCAAGGTCCACGTCTTTTGCGAATTCACGCAACTGGTCTGGTACGTTCTCGCCCAACTGGATTGGCTCAGCGAATACACGCCCGACGTTCTGGTTGATCGTCTCTTCGTAGGCAGGGAGTAGCGTGGCCACCGCCAGGCGCTTTTTATAATCCTCTTTGTCTTCTTTCGGCCAGCGCGGCAGATAGGCCTCACCCAGTTGGCGCATATACAGCGTGCCGCCCATCAGGGCGTCGTTAATGTCCCACGCCTGCACCATGTTCCCATAGTCCAGATTGGGTGTTGAAATATCAGGCATGGGGTTAGAGCCTCAGGCTGGTGACTTTGCCGACTTTCTTCGGCGGTGAATGCAGGACGGCGTAGCGCGTGCCGTCCCAGTCGTGATCTTCCTGCTGGGTGTCTACATCATCAGGATTTTTACTGTCTCGAACGAGAACCGGCACGCGGCTTATCCAGCCCCGGCAGTAGTCGAACACGTAGAATGCTGGTTTCTCAGGTGTACCCGATTCCAGCTTCTTGCCTTCAATGACGGCCTCCAGCATGTCAGCAAACAGGGCTGCGCCGTTCACGCGCGATCCCGGCTTCTTGTTGGATGGCACCCACTTAACGCCCTGCGATTCCATCTTCTGGGCAATGGAGAGTTCGTCATCGCCGGTGTTGTAGATGGCACCGTCAGCCGGGCCGGGGATAACCTTTTTGCAGATGCCGGGCATGATGTTCAGTTGCCCCTGCGTCACACCGTTGAGTTTTATCTCCTCGGGCTCTGCTAGCTCTTCGCCCACCAGCCGCTTATCGACCCAGGCTACGCCCTTGGCGACGTTTGTGGAGGACATATTCAGGCCTTTGTTCAGCTCGTCCGGTGGACAGCCGTACCACTCGCCAATGAGGATCAGCGACCCGGCAGGTGGGCAGAACTGGCGCCCGTCCGGTAATTCAGCGGCAGTACCGTCGGTACGCGCCCACCAGAGGTTAGAGAACGGCTTCGATTCGCCCCAGTCATGGGAACGGTCAACCGTCCAGCTAGCCGGGATGCGGAACGGCTTAATGACGTGATGGGAAGCATTCCAAAGGTGGTCAAAGCGCCCGCCGCTGGTGACATCCCACGAGCCATCAACCCAAGCTTTGCGGCGGTTCGGGTCTTTGATGGCCATCAGTGTGGCAATGTACTGGGGATCCAGATACGGGTTCTCTTTAAACGAGCCGTGGATCGCGACGCGGGTAAGCGTCACGTCTTCTTCCCGCTCGGTCTGCGGGTTAAACACCTTTTGCGTCTCGCGAATAATAGTGCCGCGTGGCGCAGGCTCGATGAAGCGCTTCTTCACCCAGGTATGGCCGATACCGAACGGGTTCGTGGTGCTGAACGTTTCGAGCGGGATCGGCTTCAGCAATGAACCATCATCCCGCGGATAGTTTTCCGGTCGGAACGACGAGCGCCGGCAGGAGAACATCATCTCGTAGAACTCAGGCGACTGCTGCTTGGTCAGCTCGTTAAAGCCGATGAACGGGAACTCCTGTCCGTGGTAGTCCCAGTAGTCGCCCTCTTCCTTCCCGAAGCGAAACAGCAGCTCTTCGCCGGTCGGCCACACCCAACGCAGCTCGGAGGCTGACGCCAGATAGCGTGCACCGTCGTTAAACAGGCGGTACATACGCTTTGACTGAGTAATGATGTCGGTGAGGTTTTTATACTCGGTGTCGAATATCACCCCACGCCAGAACGAGCCGTAGCCCAGGCCAACGAGGCGACGAAATCGCGCCAGCTGCGCAGCAGTTTTGCCTGGACCGCGCGTTCCCTCATAGAGGATTTCGTTACACGGGCAGCTCAGGGAGAGCGATTGCGAGCCTGGCAATGGTTTCCAGACGGCTTTGTAATTCATCCACCAAGAACCTCGCTCTGCTGCTTCTGCGCTGCTGCTTCCCAGTCGTCGACGTTATCGCAGGACGGAACCGGCATGATGCTGTGGGTTGCGCTGACCTTCTGCTCCACCTGCTCTTTGAATGCCTGAACGCGCACATGCTTGCCGAGCAATTCGAGGTTCTTGACCTTATCCGGCCACTTGATCTTTTTGAGGATGGTTTCCGCCGTCTCCTCATTGAAGTTCTGGATGGTGGTACTGATGTCTAATCCGGTGAGCGTGGTTCGCCAGCACTTGGGCCACATGCTGACAACTTTCAGGCTGCCATCATCGTTAAGAATGTCCAAGACATCCATCTGATCGATTTCAACCAAGCGTCGAAGCACATAATCCGCATTAATACCCACATCCTCGTTGCGCTTACTCTTGAGTTCGGCGATTCTGTTTTGGATGTCAAGTTTTGACAATAATTGAGCGGCTATACGGTTTGCAGTTTTGACGCTGTACCCCGCCCGAATAGCCGCTTGTGTAGCGTTTAAATCGATGAGGTACTCGCGACAGAACATTTCTTGCTTGTCGGTGAGTGCCATGTATATCTCATTTAAAAAGGAAGCTTTATGTCTAAAAGTGAGCGCAAACCAAAATTTAAGACAGGTGATATAGTTTATTTAGTTTCAGCCGGCCCAGCGATGGCTGTTCAGGAGCCAATCTTTAATACCTACAAGGAATTTACTGGCGATTACTGGTGCCAGTGGTTTGCGGGGCGAAAGCAAGAAAGAGCAAAATTCCCAGAGGATTCACTGACCGCAACCAACCCAAAGCCGTAAACCCAAACGCGCCGAAGTTAACTCTTACTGACGTGACGAACTGGATGATGGCCCAGTTAAAAAATGACGATTGCCTATATCAGCAAGACGTAGTTGATTATTTAATCAAATTGGATAATGAGCAATTTCTGAAAGAAAATGCTGATGGCAATCTGGTCTTATCTACGCCTGTCATTAATCAGTTCCGTAAAGTAAGCGGGGATAACGTGGTTTGGGTCAAGCCTGAACGATACTGGCGATACCGTGTCACTGAAGACGAAGCTGGTCGTGAGGCTCGTGGTTAATACAAGGGCGATAATATTCGCCCTATTTTACGCCATTACGATGGGCATAAACATGGTGATGACTTCGTGAGGAAATTCTTAATGTCCCACGCTTACGCTTGTTGTTACCCGGTACGGTGCCAGGATGTACAAGACTCTGACGCGGAGAATGCCAACTCCGGGGAAACATCAATAAAAAGAGCACATAAACTGAGACTCCTGTAGCCCTCCTTGTGAGGGCTCTTTTTTTAACCATTATCAAGCGCCCCGGGTGAGACGCTTTGTAATGGCAATAAAAGGGCCGCCTAAGCGACCTCTTCTTTGAAAGATATGATTATAGTAATTTAATTTTCACGTCATAACCTTCCAGACCGGTCATCGCTTCGCGAGCAACAAACTGAATTTCAGAGACTTCTTTTCCTGTTTTTTTTCTTAATTCTGAAATTTTTTTTGCGATCAAAGCGGAAATTTCTTCTTCGGTCTTTAGTGTCAGAGCATCAACTTTCATTTGGGCCTCTTCTGGTTTACTCATATTCCCATTCTCCAGCAAGGTGATAGTTGTTGAATCACTATCTTCTACTATAAATGTCTATAAATTATAGACTAATGATGTTGTCGCTGCATACATCTACCCAACCCTTGCTTTCCTGGCTGGAGGGAAACCCTGATGCATTGGTCTGTGACAAAAAAAGCCCCTGCATCACTGCAAGGGCTTTGGTTATATGATGCCGGGTGCCTCCCGGAGAGTCGTTGGGATAACCACCCGTGACTCGCTGCTTCAGTCGTTCATGATGAGCGCCAGTGTAAAAGAGCCATCCGGTTAATTAGCCCCTCCGCTTAGGGGGATTCACCATAATTCGTTTACAGCATGCATATAAAAAAGCGATCAGTTATCGACATGCCAGTAGGGATTCCCGGGCGTTATTGTCGCTGTGTTCACAGATACTTTTTCACTGCGTTTGAAACTTCTTCCTGAGTTAGCTCTCGATCAGAAGCAACACAAATCTCGAGATGATCCCCCGTCAGTGAATGAATCCCGGTAAGCATTATTTTTAGGGAGACTTCATCACCGTTTGGGTAGCATCGAACAATTGATGTTACAGGCTTAAGTACATTTGCGACCTCTACCTGCTGCGAGTTGAAGAAAACCAATACTTTTTTCATAAATTTGCCTTAGTCCCTCTTGCGTCTGTTTTAAGGCAGATGTCGCTTCGTCTTCAGATAACCGCAAATGTCTAAGAAAGGCCACGCTACTGCGTGGCCTTTGTAAGTATTGCATTCCATTCAGTCCACCATGCTCCGGAGCCACCGGACAAAGCCATGACTAAAGGGCTTCCAATACACCTGTCAGATTGATAATCCATACAGGATGAGTTGAGTCTACATGTTAAACAAAAATCGACACCTTCAAAAAAGGTATAGTTATGTTTGTGTCGTTTTATAGAATATATGAACGCACTCGAACTGGAATCAAAGTGTAATCCACTACTTTCATACGAAAGGTTAGAGGTATTGTTAGCAAGCTAAATTTGGAGTTGTTACTGTGAGCTGCGCGACGACTCTATCTTCTTGATGCTGGCCTTATCAATGTTGCACTGCCCTAGCGCTGATAACAGGCTTACATTCCAATCCAGGCTGGTCCCATAGGTCAGCGGATCGGGAATCGCAGGTTGCGGCGTCTCAGCTATCAGGTTTGCCGGCAGCGGTACCACCGGAACCGGTACGTACACTGTCCGCGTACTTCCGCAGCCGGTCAGCAGCTGCAGCAGGCACAGGCTGACGAGCGCAATCATCATTCGCAACAGCCACTTTAATATCTGCCTGGACTCTCTGTGACTCCAGTGCGATCTGCTGTTTTGCATTCTGATTTGCCTCGGAGATGGTGTTAATAATGCTCACCGCCTGAATGACATTGGCGGTAATGGCGTTTGCAGACTCGGCTTGCTGCTCAGCTCTATCTGCCCGTATTTTTTCACGGCTGGCCTTGTCGCTGTAATACCAGGCCGACCAGCAGGCTCCGCCGAACAGGCACAGGATGAACACGACGATCGCAATGAGGTAATGGGATTTCATCAGAACACTCCCGGCGCTGATGCTGGCGTACCAGGCTTAAGCGGCCCGGCACCACCATTGAATAGTTGCGGCTTTTGCTGCCATTCACAGACTTCGTGCTCAATCTCCCGTCGGGTGATGAGGCCCTTCCATTGCTGGCCACCAGCATAGGTCCAGCGCTGCAGCTCTTTGCACGCGCCCGGAACATCGCTAGCATTCAGTTTTTTCAGCAGCGTGGAGCGACTAAACGCGCCAGCTCCCACGTTATAGGTGAACGAGTAAAGCGCTGCCCGGGTAGGCTCAGGAATGCGGACCTTAATCATCGGATCGATGGCTGCCGCCACCTTGCGCAGGTCGGACTGCAACAGAGCATCACACTCTTTGTCGGTGTAGCGATGACCGCGGCGAACGTTGGCACCGGTATGTCCATCACATACAGTCCAGATTCCCACAACGTCCTGATATGCGTAATAACGTCGCCCTTCCAGTCCGTCAGCATTGCCCAGCATCACTGCTGCAATAGTGATAGCTCCCGAACCGCCAGCGATAGCGGTCACCAGCTTATTTCTCAGTGTCGGGTTCATTCTGGCTCCTGTCGCGGCGATTATCTTCGCGGATTTTGAAGTACAAATTTGTCAGGTACGTAAGAACAGCGACAACGATGCCCACCAGCACGCCGATGGCGTTCCACTGCTCAGGGCTGTATGCGTTAAGAATGCCGTTCAACACGCTCCCCGCAGAGGCGCCGTAAGCCGCGCCGGTGGTTATTTTGTCCATTCGTGACATCTCTCACCTCCGATAGTTTCGAGGTGCTGTGCGGTGTGAAGGGATCAGGCTCTCCGGATGAATTAACGACAAAACGAGTGATGGGTGTTTCCGGGAGCCTGAAATAGAAAAAGGCCGCCAACCGGCAGCCTTGAGAATAGATATTTCCTGATGAGATGTAGATTGTGGTGCCGGGTGCCTCCCGGTGACTCGTTACCAGTTATGCGAGTCGCAAGCATATTTATAGATAACTTTAACTGGTTTGCCCCGCCGCATAGGGGGATTCACCACTGAGACAGTCTAATGGCTTACTCTTAATAAGACTAATCTTATCTGTTTATAGTCAGGCTTCCAGGATGAATTAACGACAAGCGTGTGATGTAGGTTTCCGGGAGCCTGAAACAGAAAAAGGGTCGCATATGCGAGTCTCTATAAAATCTTTGCCACATCCCCGGAGTGGCCACGCTCATGCCCTTGAGGAGCTGTCGCTTCATCGCCGCTGATAACCGGTGCGCATCTTGCGTTCGCGCTGCTCTACCGGAGCTTGTTTTGATATACGAACCTTGACCCGTCACTACACAGGCTCGCCCACTGGCGACTCAGGGCAGCATCACGACTGCTGCATTTCCTTTCGGATGCGGTCTATCCGTTTGGCTGTAACATTTTTCCCCTCCAGAAACGACAAAGCCCCGGCTAGATGCCGAGGCTTCATGGTCGGCCCAGGATAACAAGTTCTCACAGGCACAATTTAAAAGTATTACTGTCCGGTGAGAATCATCATTGTGATGTCATTTCTGGTCAATGGAGCCGTGATGTTTGTTTCGTCAAACTCTTCAGCACGTTCAAACTTTTTATGGTTTGCACCGTTCATAGTCGTTACTGAATTGTCGACGTGAATAAGCTGATAGTTTGGTTGGATCCCTTTCCCTGTAATGCCCAGCCTAACAGCTATAACATCCGGCCTGTCCAACATGCCTAATAACCGGGTCTTGAACTCTGCAGGTAACGAAGAGATTTTTCCATCCCAGACTTTATTGCTCATGCTTAAGCTCCTGACTTTTTTATTTATTGATTAAAAGCGGCACTGCGAAAGTACACTTAAAAAGAGTCAAGCACAAAAAAACCCGCTCGATGGCGGGTTTCTTAACGGTGAACACACAATGCCCATCGTTGGAACGAAATTAACACAGATTCGGGAAAAGTAAATAGCTCACGGTTGAAACGTAAGCCGCTTTCGTGAGCGTTATCGTGTTATCTGCTTGAGCTGCGCTTCCGCCCAGGCTTCTTCGATTTCAAACTTCATGATTAGCTGGTCGTAAAACGGCTTAACTGACTTCTTCCACGTATCTAGGCTGATCGCATCCGTGATCTGACAAATAGCTGCATATGCCTCCGTTGAAGGGATCCGCTCATACCCGCGCCCGCTGCATCGCTTACATATGCTAAATACCGGCACACCCTGTTTCATCGTTTCCTTCTGGTTTAGGGCTTTGCCGCGTCCCCGGCAGTCACTACAGGCTGCGCTGACCCGCCCTGCGCCGTTGCACTTTTTGCAGAGCACTTTTACGATCTCTTTGACTTTCACCATTCCGGCCACGGTCATCTTGCCTTCTGGCTTACGGTATTTGTTGGTGAACACGTCAGCCTCGATAAACCCCTGCCCCGCGCAGCAATCGCACTGTTTAACGCTGGCTGCGCTGCGCGAATAGTCCTCAAACGCGAACGTGGCCAGCTGATGCATTACCAGCGGCTTAACTCCTTCGCCCAGCTTGCGCAGCGCGGCAACCTTATCGCATTTGGTCAGCGCGTATTCGGCCAGCAGCGCGATCGCCCTCTCCCGGTCGTTATGGCTGATCCCCATCTTTCCGAGGAAAGCGCTGTACCCCATAGCCGCGCGTTCCTGCGTCATGCCCATGGCTGCCATGATATCCGTACCGGTCAGGGAATCTGATGCGGTGGCGCGCGGGGAGTCGCTGATCATCGTGGACTTTGCGAAGTGGTATTTCACGGTGTTTTCGAGGTTCATGCTGCGGCTCCTGCCATCTGGTAAAAGCGGATAAAGTTACGAAGGATGCGATAGTCCACCAGCACCGTTCCCGGGCGGCGATAAATGCGGAGGCGCAGCCAGCGCATGCGAAGCGATTCGATCAGTTCTGGTTTCATGCTGGCTCCAGCTCGGTGATGGTTAACTCCAGTTTGCCGCCCTTGATGATCGGCATCCGCTTTACGCGGTAATCGTCCACCTGCTGGTCGTCCAGCCAGAACCCGGCTTTTGTCAGCGCGTCGAACGCAGCTTTTTGCAGGTTGTCCAGGTCGCGGCGGCGGCGATCCGGCATGTGGCACTCGATACGGATTTTCACCGGCGTAGCCAGGCCGATATCCAGCATCCCGTCTTTGATGATTTGGGCGACGCGGTCGCGGTAGGCCTGCCCTTCTGTGCTGATATGCGTGCGCCCGCGGTTGTGCCGGTAGTAGCGGTTATTGCTCGGCGGCCACGGCAGGCTGATTCGATACTCGCTCATACTTTTACTTTTCCCTCTTTCAGCCAGATAACCTGCGTGCGGGCCATGCCTTCCAGCGCACACTCCTTTGCATAATCCGCATCGACCAGGCGGGTGCGGCGGTCTATTTCGTCGTGGCAGCTGCTACAGGCGATAGTGGCGATCAGGTCAGGCGGTTTGATGCCGGTACCGCATAGGCCGGCCAGGCGTATATGCGCCAGAACGGACGTTTCAGGATTGCCATTGCACACGCCAGGGATCCGCACCTGACATTCGCGACCGCGGGCTTCTTTGCATAAATTTGCCATGATCACCTCCATGCCTTTTGGAGGAATGTCCGCGGCGTGCGTTCTTGACGCCCGGCTTCCGGTAGTCGCACGCTGACGGTCCAGGTCACGTAATCGGGGTTCAGGCTGCGCTCGACCTTCACGCCGCGCGAACGGTATGTTGCCATTAGCTCTTCGGCCTGCGCCGTTGTGCATTCGGTATGCCGGAACCATGATTTTTTCATCGTCATCATCCCCCGAAGCTCATCAGCTGCGCAGCGGCGTTCTCAACCTCGCGCTGGTCTTTGAACGCCCGTGACAGGATCCAGCGCCACAAAACGTCGAGTGCAGCCCGGTAAAGCTGCTGAAACTCGGTATCGTCCATGTTGGCGAAGGCTATGCTGCGTGGATGCTTGCGAAGGGTGCCATCAGGCAGCTGGATAGCGTCGTAATGCCCTGATTCGATGGTCACCCAGGCGCGATACGCGTCGAAGGACTTGCAGGCGCTGATGCTGCCAGTGCGCTTGTCGGCGATGCGTTCAAGATACTGTTCAGCAGCATCCAGCAGCGCGCCTTCGTTCCCGCCGTATGAAGCGAGGTATCTCGCATAGCCGGTCACCAGCTTGCGTTCGTTGGATGAGATGGCCCCGCCAGTTGGCTCCCAGTATTCGAAGCCGAGATTCAACAGCGCGAAGAAGCGGCGGTGGAAAGCTGGGTTACGGACCTGTTTGAAGTCGGCCACCAGCACGGCGCCGAGCTTGATTTTTGATTGCAGTAATTCGCTGGTCTCCGGCGTGGCGGGGATCAGGATTCCTGAGGACTGCTTGATGAGTTGTAACTGCGCCATGGTCTTCTCCGTGGCGCATCAGGTCAACGGGTGTTCAGTCCGTTGATATCATAATATCAGAGGGTTCAGCGAGGCGGTAGCCAAGGCGGCGAAGAAATCGCGTCCCGGTCGACAGATTGAAAATCCCTTCGTCCTCCAGCAGCGGGCGGCAGGAAACCATCCCATTTCTGGTATAGACCAGGTACCGACGCTCAAGCGACATGGAGCCCACAACCGTCCCGTCCGAGCGTCTGACAATGTCATACCAATCGGTTTGTTCCTTGCTATCACTCACAAAACCCCCTTCTTTCTCACAGATAAACCAGAAATTTATTCATTTGCAAATACCCCCTGGCATTGCTCTTTAGGCACGATAGCAAAGTCGATCTGTTTGTTAAGGGCTTAAAAATAAATAAATTCCGTGAGTCGTTTTATCTTTCCATTCCACATAATTTAGCATAGAAACACTGTATGCATTTACAGTATAATTTCAATTCCCCAAGTATGCACAAAAAGCATCGGTAGATGCAACATCATTTATCCGTTTGATTTGGATAAATATTATCGCTACCTGAGCGCAAACATTGATCGTTATTTTAATAGATACTGAAGAAGACGACGGTAGGGATAACCGCTTGATTAGAAAACCCTCAACCCTGCCAAATGCAGAGCAGGCCTGCGCCTGAGGGTATATTGCCGCGATGACACATCTTGTCAGGTTGGTAATTTGTTGCCGCGCTGTGTCTATTATCTAATCGATTTCATAGATCAATATCACTGCATCGATCGGTAATATCGATCAGGTGAAGAAATGCCGCGGTATAGCGGCATTCAGGGGATAATCAGGCGGCCTGTTCCCGCATTGCGCATATCTCCGGTAGGTTTGCCTGCACCAGCGCTTCAGCGAAAGGCGGCAGTATGGCATTGCAAGCCCGTGTGAATATATCAAATCTATATCTTGCCAGATTGACATCAAGATATAGATTTGATATATTGATTCTTGTCGGCCGCTCAGCCCATCAAAAGGGGATAGCACAATATATAGATACATAACCTCTCACCTATAGGAATTATGGAGGTAATAAATGAGATAAAACATACCTTTTAGCTTATTAATTAACTGTTTTTCAAGGTTTTTTAATAGCTGCCGCGTCGGGCGCAATGCCTGACATTGGACGTTCAGGCGCAATGCCTGACTATTAGGCGAAAACAGCTATCAGACGTTTACCTCTTTTCCAACTGAAACGCCATCGCCACCCATAAAAGAGAGATTGGAATACTTATGAATACTGAAAAACAACCAGGCAGTTTGTTACTCCGGCTTAGAGGCCAGGACACACCCACTGGGGTAAGCGATGAAACGCTTAACCTCTTGGTACAAGCTCTTGGACTTAGCAAAACCGATGTTGTTCACCTCGCGCTCCGAACTCTGGCCGATAACTATCTGCCTACCTACGAGCCTGATGATGAACAGCTTACACCTGCTCAAATCCAGATTATTCGCGATGCCAGTGAAGCAACTGCGATACCGGAGGAGAGATTTATTAATCGACTATTCTAAATGGAGAGAATATGACAGCTAGCGCTAATCAAGATACAAGTTTTACCCCTTTTTTCCCAATCGCGACGCCGGGTTCTATCGTTTGGGCAGCTTTTCCTCAACTTGCTGGTGTACCTTCTAAATTTCGCCCAGCATTGGTGATTGCTAACGACCCTGAAAGCCATGCTGTCATTCTTGCCTATGGAACTTCCTCAACAAAGAAGGTATTCCCAGGTGAGTTTATTATCCCTAAATCAGATCCTGACTGGGCAATGACTGGTCTTGAAGTAGAGACTAAGTTTGATCTTGGGAACACAGTCCAGCTTCACTATACTTCACAATGGTTTGCCCGTGCCCCTGCACCCAAGACTAAAATACCTCAACCAACCAACCCTGTAATGGGTAACTTGACCCCTCAGGCATACAAAGATGTCGCAGTAGCCAGCACTCAGCTAAAAAAATAAAGCGAAGCTCTTGGCAAAACGCCCCTTTCTGGGGCGATTTTTCTAAATCCAGTTAGTCGTTCATCCCTAAATGGGCCTACGCTTTCACAAAGATAATCCAGTGAGTTTTGTCATTCTTCCCGGTGCGCTGGCCGATGATTGGTTTAACTTCTGTCAGTGCCAAAATCTGGCTTACCGGGATCTGCGTTTCGTTCCATTTGAATATGAGAACCCCGTGTGGCCACAACACCCGGAAAGCCTCAGCAAAACCGGCGCGCAAGTCGTCACTCCAAGTATCTTTGTTCAACTTTCCGTATTTCTTACCCTGCCAACCTTTCGGGCCGACACGTTCGAGGTGAGGCGGGTCGAACACGACGACGCCAAAAGAACCATCAGCGAAAGGCAGATTGCGAAAGTCAGCAACCATGTCAGGGCTAATTACCAGCTGGCGGCCATCACAGAGTTCGTGTTGTTCGACGCGAATATCGGTGAATATGGCGCGCGGATCCGCCTTGTCGAACCAAAACATGCGGGAGCCACAGCACATGTCCAAAACAGTTTGTTTGGCCATATTAATCAGCTCCTTGCTTCTGTTTTTCGATGGTTGATATAACCGCGTAAGGCGTTCTGCAATTGCTGGTGCTTTTCCTCTGATAATTTCCGTGTTGGGTGCATCCACTCAGGTTTGGAGTTGGTTTCTTTCGTTGGCTTATACATTTGGCAGGTTCCTAGCGAAGTAACGCATTGTGAAGTGTCATTGCACCAATCTCACGATGAGCAGCATCTTCGTAGCTAATGTTGTTCTGCTCCATGATGCAGTTCCTATCCAGAAGCTCAGAGTATTTATCCAGCGCTGTCCTGATAACTTGCTGTTGCAAGGCCACCAGCGCATCCCGCTGCTTCGTCATCTCGCGCAGTGCCAGGGTGGTGCAGTCCAGCCGCTCGGCCAGACGGGAAACAATCTTCGCCATATCGATGATCGGTGTGTCGCTGCTCATCGTCTTCGCAAACTGATGACCAACGGCCACCAGCTCTTTGTTGTTCAGTGAATCACTCATGTGATGCTCCTCGGTGCGTGTAACGTTCCATGTCAAAGTCGATAACTGCCCGCTGGTCGCGGAAGACGCCGCAGCGCCCGTGGCGGATAAGTTTCCCCTGCTCTACGGCAGCCCGGATGTATTTCTCGGCCGTGGTGCGGTGCAGGCCGAAAATGGCGACGACATCGTTTGTCGTTGCGCGGCCATGCTTTTTCACCAACTCGATAATCCAGGCGATAAACAGGGTGCGCTCGCTATGCGTTTTTGGTCTCGGCATCAGTTAAGCCCTCCCCGCCTGGCGCAGGCACTCTTTACGCCGTTTGGCGATCCGGGCAACTTCGACAGCACTGCAGGCGATCCCGAACATGTCCGAATACACCGCTGCGGCGCGACGCCACAGCCCCTTTTCTTCCAGCGCCTTCGCTTTCTGTTCAGCGGCCTGCATCTTCACCGGGTCGCTTTTATCCTCCATGCACGGAAGGATCACATCCGGAATATCGGCGTGTGGTAACGCCGTATAGGTGTACTGGATGCTGTTACGGGATCGGGCTATCACCCCATCGTCGCTCAGCTCGCGCAGCAGCTTGCCTGCTGTAGCGCCTGACATATCCAGTGCTTCGGAAACGTCGCCGACGGCGCAGTTCGGCTGGTAGCGCACAAAAATCGCCACCTGGTCTTTCTGGGTTAATTGTTTGGTCATTGGTCAAAACTCGATTTAGTTGGTTAAACCAGCCGCTTTACGGCGTTTGTACTCTTCCATCAGCAACTGTGCCGGCGTTGGCCCTGCCGGGTGCTGCGGTGCTGCAAGCTGGCGGCGAATCGGCGGTACCGACAGGCCGTTACTGACGTGCTTGCTCCATTTCGTTAACAGCTTTTCTGCCAGTTTTTTAAGCTCTCCCTCTGTCATCTGACGCTCCACGCCCGTTCTGCGCATCTCAATGCAGATGTGGTACAGCACCGGCTGCGGCCACGGGTATTTGTCGCTTCCTGAATACCGATAGGACTCGTTGCGCCAGCGGCGATACTCCCCCATGACACTGTCGGAGGTCAGGCCGAAGGCGTTCGCACCACTTTCCGAAACGAGCGACACGAACTCAGCGAGATCTGGTGGCCAAGTGTTCCCACCCGCGCAGCGCTCCATGCACTGCTGGCAGACCAGACTGATTTGCTGTTCAGTCATCGAACCGATCTGGGCTATCCAGAGCGGCGAAGGTTCCGCCCCATTCTTCTGCGTCCACCGGTTCGAGAATACTTCCCCCATGACCTGCCACAGGCGCCATGCCGTTTCCGTTGCCATCAAGTCCATTGCGACGTCTCCACTCTGCGTGTGCTGACTGAATCTGCTGAACAGCTCTGGATGCTGTAGGCTCTCCCCGAACTCCTGCATTGGCCTTACCTCCGGTTTCCGGTTGTTTTTTCGATCTCACCAGCACGATGTGCCGTGCGAATTTTTGTTCCCACTGGACCTGGGTGAACACCTTCCCCTCCGACTCCCAGTACGATGCGAACTCCGCGAGCTCCGTCGGCAGGTAATCTGGATCAGGCAAAGCTACCCCCCACGTGGCTGCGCGCTGGCGGAAATCACGGCTTGGCAACCAGGCGGCTGTCATCGTGAATTTGCCGATGGGTTCATCCAGACCGTCAACATATCGCGGAGCAACGGGTTGTTCTGGTAAACCAGCAACACAAGAATTTTCATTCGCGCCCGCCTTAAGAGAGGGGTTTAAGATCTGTTTACTGCTTACTGCTTTCTGGATACCTGATGGCAAAGGGCAAGCCTTATCCTTAGGCAAAGGCATAGCCTTGTCGTATGCCTTCCCCATAGACTCAGACACCCCATAACACGCGGCCTGTAGCGCTACCCATGCCTCCCATTTCAGTTCACACTCGGGCAATAACTCGAAAGCCCGAGCCCATGATTTGATCACATTCACTGAAGCTGGCGGGTTATGTGCCGCCGCCTTAGGAAGCCAAAAAACTCTGGCTTTCAGGTCGGCTTTAACCATGCCTAGAGCTAAGCCTTCGCTTAAGGCAGAGTCGAAGGCTTCCAGTTCCCACCCCAGCTCTTCAGCCAGCGCCGCGCGACCGCCTTTGAATAACCCCGGGATAATCCCGGTGAACGGGCTGGTCAGCAGATAAATAAACAGGCTTTGCCCGCTGGGCGGCAAAGGTGACAACGCGCGAAACTTTGGATCATCCCACATGGTGATCTTCACCTTGCGGTAAGGCTCATTTGTAGCCTTACTTTTAGGCATCGCCTTAGGCAAAGGGTTAGACATATCTCACCTCGCGGTTATTAGTCGGAGAACTCATTGGTCAAAACTCGATTACGTAAAAAGTGGTGCCAGTGCCTGGAGGTGAGCGATCATCACCCCGGCAAGCTCGCCGGGTAAAAGTGCTGCGTTAGCCAGGAGATTTTCAAAACCCTCCTTCGCTTGCTTCTTGCTCGGCAGGCCCAGCAGTTTTGCCTGATGGTGCTCGCCGGTCTCTTTTATCGCCTCAGCCACCAGCTCGACATCGGTTTTACCCTGACGGAGGCCGTGTTTTCTGGCGATCTCAATCGGCATTGCGGTACCGATCGCGTTCGCGAGCTGCATGACATAGGCCGTGTATTTGCCGGAGTTGGTTTCGTTTTTCAGGTAGCGATAAAGGTTCTGTTTGTTCACAGTGATCCCTCGTCCGCCCTCCTTTGCCCACTGTTCGGCCACCAGCTGTGTAACAACGTCCTGCGCCTGGCCCGGGATAGTTGCCTCCCACTCACGAACGGCAGACAGAATCGCGCGATGGCGTGTTGAGTCCCGGCGACGATGCTCAATCTGATTTCGGGTTTTCAGCGGAGCGGTGTTCTGCCGGTTAAGATGTTCAAACGTTACTGATTGCATGATTAACCTTCCTGAATTATGGGGAGATCGGTTGGAAACACACTGTCCAGAGAGCACACCGCTCCTAAGGCATTAAGTGTCTCAACGATGGTCCTGCATTCAGACAGTCCTGGTTCTCGAAGACCGGCTTCGTAGTTAGATAATCGCGAGCGGCCCCAACCAAGAGCCTCGGCTAGCTGCGATTGCGACAATCCCAATTTCTGACGCTCAATGGCAATGTTGTTCACGGTTTACTCCTAAACAGATTTTATGCGTCATATTAGACACGTTTTGTGTCTACCGTCAACCTCAGAATGTGTCAGCTTGTTAGCCACAGAGCGTGGTAATATTTTGGAATGAAATCTATGGCTGAAATTATTGGTGAGAGACTCAGGTCTCTTCGAGAAAGGAAGAAGTTAAGCCAAGCGCAACTATCTAAGTTGTGCGGGTGGTCCACTGCCTCAAGAGTAGGTAACTACGAGGGAGGGCTGAGGAACATTGGTGTCGATGACGCTATTACGCTTGCCAGATACCTTGATACCACTCCTAGTTTTATTCTTTTCGGTGATGAACAAAACAAAGGTCAGGAATTGCCAGAAAAACAACGGCGCCTATTGCTGTTGTTTAATCAGCTCCCCTCAACTGAACAAGATAAAATGATCGATCTCTTCGAAGTGCGACTCAGGGAGATAGACGATTACGTAGCCAAGTATCTACAAGGTAGATATAAACCAGCAGAAGAATAACCCCTTAAACAACCGGCCTTGAGCCGGTTTTTTTTATAGCCCACTTAACATCCTTGCTAAGTCTACTTTTCGTCCGCCCTTATCTGTCACTTTTTGTGTTGACACATAGACACACCTCGTGTCTATAATGATTCCACAAATTCAGTCATCCAGGCAGGACGCCCACGAAGTAGCTGCCGGCGGCATACGAAACACCGGATGAGATGACAAAAACAATCGCGCAGCAGGCTTTACCGTTCCGTCGGCCAGACGTAAATGGCAATAAGGAGATAACCATGATCGACTACGCACGTAACCCCGTAAAACAGCAGGCCATTCGCCTTAACTTCGTTGAAGTCTTGATCCGCAAGTTCTGCTACTTCATGGCGCAGAATGGCAATCCAGAACTCAACGCATGAGCATGTTCTTCGCCTTAATCATTCCAGTCTGCGCCCTCTCCGGGGAATGCTCAGACATCATGCTCGGTCTCTATAAAACCGAAGCGATTTGTGAAGCAGCTGCCGCAGAGCAGCACGTGAAAGGACAGTGTTACCCGTACAAACCGGCTGACGACCAACAGCCAGCGTTACATTTTTAATCGAGTTTTGACCAATGGCCTGACTGGCCCAGAAGGGATCCACTATGGAATTTGGAATGAAACGAGTGATGGCATCTGTCCAGGCCGTTGCAGTGCTGGAAAGAATCTACCGCGGAACGCCTGTACCGCTCGCCACACTGAGTAAAGAAATGAAGCTCTCGGTTTCTTATCTGGAGCAAATTTTCAAGCGGTTGCGCAGCGGCAACCTGGTCACCTCGCACAGAGGCCCCGGCGGTGGTTACAGCCTGCGTGAAGGAGATATCTCAGTTTCAGCAGTAATCCGCGCAGTAAGCAAGATCCCGTCGAACACCACGTTCGACCCTGTGCTGGATGCGCTTGATGGCGTGCTTGTCTCCCAGCTGGCGAAAAAAACCAGCGTCCAATAAGCACAAAACCCGCGCAAGGCGGGTTAAGTACCCGGTCAGCCGACCAAAGCTTTCCGGAATCGAGTTTTGACCAATGACCACTACCCAAGGCGGCGATCATCAGCTGTTGGGTATCTTACACCCAAATGAGGCTCCAAGATGGAATTTTTTTATCATATTAAGGCTACCCAGAAATCCGGAAAACCTGACGGCGTTCTGTGGTTTACAGCCAAAACCGAATCGCGTGCGGCGCTTCAACTGGATGTCGAACTGGAAGATGCTGGCATCGAAACCGGCCGCGGTAAAGATTACCTGAAGCCGGTCCGCACCGATTTCCCGGTCTTTAATGATCTGCCGGAAGAAAGCACCATCGATTACACCTGGTGCGATCGCTATCAGCTGGCAGATGACCAGCGCACCTGGAACGTGCTCCCTGCTGTCGCGTCTCAGAGCGAAACCACCCACGTTCCTGAAAGCACCACCAGCGATGCGGAACTTTCTGCCGTGCCGGTAACCGCCACTAATGCCGAAGACGCTGGCAGCACTTCCCTGCTTGAAAATCGCACCCCGGCTGTTCGCTTCGCTGTCCATCTGCTGGGTGACAAATACCTTTCGGAGATCAGCCAGAAACAGCAGATCGTCGCCAACGAGCTGGCGACAGATGAGGGAAATGTTTACTTCCAGAACCTGCTTCAGGCCAAAAATGACGTTGCTGATATTGGCGATATCAGCCTGCATGCCGAGTGGAAACTGATCCAGGCCGTCAAAGAAGTTTTCCCTCAGGGCAAAGAACACGAACCCGAGTTGTTTGCCGCCTTCATGTCGAGCTGGATTAAGGCAGAAGCTGACGAGCGCAATCAACTGGTTGAAGACTGGAAGAGCGGAAAGCTTCCAGCCAAAGAAGAACCTGAGAACTTATTTGAGCATGGCCTGAGGATCAGTAAACATGATAACGGGGGCGCTCATTATCCTGTCTGCAAAATGCCATTCCGCAAACAGCTCCTGGCTCAGTTGACAGCTGACGGACTGCGCCATCATATCAGCCGCAAAGAACACGCGGATCTTCACTTAATGGAAATGGACACCGATAACGGATATGTCCAGAACCTGCTTCTGGCCGCAGAGAATTGTCCAGAAGTTAAGGCTTATGACACCAAAGACCTGTGGCGCTACACGAAAGCGATCCGAGAAGTCTTCAGCATGGATAAACGCCATGAGCTTACGCTGCTATTGCAATTCACTGAAGCCTGGGTAGCTACCCCATATATTGACCGCGGCATCCTGACGCGTGAGTGGGTCGCCGGCAATCGTATTAACCTTGTGCAACGCACTGACGCAGGCACCAATGCCGATGGCGGGTATGTAACTGACCGCGGTGAAGGCGCACACCATACCCTGGACACCCTCGATCTTGAGATCGCCTGCGCCCTGTTGCCTATGGATTTCCATCACTTTGAAATCCCTTCCAGTGTTTTGCGCCGCGCCAAAGAGATTGTCGCGAACAAAGAAGAGCCATGGAAATCCTGGATCAAGATTCTGCGCAATCAACCAGGCGTTCTGGCAGTCAACCGCGCCGCCATCTTCAACCTGGTGCGCATCGCGCCGGAGAATATCCATCTGACGCCAGTTGCTCATCTCGAATACGTTAACCAGACAATGACGGCTACTTTCTGCCAGGCCACCGAGCTTCTCCCTCTGCCGTCCATCAAATCGGAAGAGGACACTCAAGCCGTCGAACAGCAACACGCGTTGCCGAAATGGGTAAAGGCCGGTGAGCAAAAACTTGCTGGTGAAGATGAAGCAGAAATGCGGGCACTGCCTCAGTGGGCAAGTGCTACCTGCCAGCCACAGGTCGCGAACCTCGGCGGTGGCGTATTCACCATCGATGGCCTGATGAACGAAAAACAACCAGAAAAAGATGACCGTTCACCAATTAATGAGGAGACCACCAGCGATGTGCAGATGGAAGAGACTAACCCGCAGGAAGGAGAAACTGGTGATGCGGTACCACCAGGCGAAAGCTCTGATGCAACTACTGCGCAAACAGATGCCATAGCGGAATACGTCTGCGCCAGCTGTGGTAACGAAAATGGCGGCGGTTGCCCTGACTGTGGCGCCACGGTTGGCGATGCAACCTATGCGGTGATGGAAGCGGGTCTGAAAGAGGAACTGGAGGCACCAGGGGCTGATACCTCAAACTCGGAAACCATGTTCACGCACCTGATGGTGGATCTCGAAACCATGGGCAAAAAACCGGGTGCCCCGATCGTTTCAGTGGGGGCCGTATTCTTTGACCCGGCCAGCGGTCTGACCGGTGCTGAGTATTATCAGGTGATTAATCTGGAATCGTCGATGTCATTCGGGGCCAGGCCAGACGCCAGCACTATTCTATGGTGGCTGAAGCAATCGCCTGAAGCACGATCTGCAATCGTGGTGGATGACACGGTCGGATTGGTAGAAGCGCTGGAACAGTTCCTCGATTTCATTGCTGAAAACGCGGCTAACGGCTCGAGGACTGTTCAGCTCTGGGGGAATGGTAGTTCGTTTGATTGTTCTCTTCTGGAAGCAGCATTTGAGTTGGCCGACACGCCCTTCCCTATCCCGCACTGGAACTACCGGGACGTGCGAACCGTCGTTGAACTGGGTAAAGCTGTTGGGCTAAATGCTCGCTACGACATCCCTTTTGAAGGCGATCAGCATAACGCCCTGGCCGACGCCCACCACCAAGTCAAATACGTATCGGCTATCTGGCAGCGCCTGACAGCAATCTGATTTAAGTTTTTCAGCTAATGGCCCGTTTGTGGGCCATTATGAGGTAAATCACATGATCCAGATGTTAACTCTCGAAGAGTGGGCCGCTGAAAAATACAGAAGCAACCCTCCAAGCGTGTCGACCCTTCGGCGTTATGCGAAACAGAATCAGTTCTCTCCACCAGCAATGAAGCAGGGCCGCTTATGGCGCGTTCGTGAAGATGCTGAGTTGGTAGGAGAACTGGCCGCACCGGTAGTTAAGAAGAATGACTCCATATTGCTGCAAAGGATTTTGAACGATGGCTGCCAGACCACGTAAAAACAATGTCTCTGTACCGAACCTTTATCCTCTCTACAGCAGGAAGGTGAACAAGGTTTACTGGCGCTATAAACATCCAATCACAGGCAAGTTCCATGCGCTGGGCACTGACGAAGCGGAAGCTATTGCGATTGCTACTGAGGCAAATGCGCGCCTTGCAGAACAGAGAACCCGGCAGATTTTGGCTATCAGTGACAGGATCGCCACAAGCAAAGGCAAAGCGATCACGGTTTCAACATGGCTCGACCGATACTGTAAAATTCAGGAAGAGCGCCTGGCTTCAGGTGACATTAAATTAAACACATTCAAACAAAAAAATAAGCCAGCAGCTCTACTGCGTGAACGTGTTGGCATGAAACTGTTGCCATCCGTTGATGTACGCGATATCGCCCAAATTCTTGATGAATATATTGCGGCGGGTCAGGCGAGAATGGCTCAGGTTATTCGAACCGTTTTGGTCGATATATTTAAAGAGGCGCAACACGCAGGTGAAGTTCCCCCGGGTTACGATCCTGCGTCAGCCACTAAAAAGCCCAGACGTAGAATCACCCGGCAGCGACTTAGCCTTGAGGAATGGCTTCGGATATTCGAGATTGCAGACGCCAACCACCAATATATGGGTAACGCTATGCTGCTGGCTTTGGTAACCGGCCAACGCTTGGGTGATATTTCGAGGATGAAATTTAGCGATGTCTGGGATGATCAGCTGCACATTATTCAGGAGAAAACAGGAAGCAAAATCGCGATCCCGTTATCGCTCCGCCTGAACGCCATCAACTGGAGTTTGCGGGATGTTATATCGCGCTGTCGGGATTACGCGGTTAGCCCTTACCTTGTTCATTTTTTCAGGGCCACGTCGCAGGCAGAGCGTGGTGCCCAGGTTAAAGCGAACACCCTAACCATGAATTTTAGTAAGGCTCGGGATAAGGCAGGGATTGACTGGAGGGAAGGAACGCCCGCGACATTCCATGAGCAGCGCTCGCTATCGGAGCGTCTTTATAAGGAGCAGGGAATTGATACTAAAAAGTTGCTCGGCCATAAGTCTCAGCAGCAGACTGATCGCTACAATGACGATCGCGGGAAGGACTGGACGACGATTGCAATTTAG